ATGAATTTTTTAAATTCTTGGCTTGCTGAACATCGTCGGTATCATCAAGTTATTGCTGATTTAAAATCACACCAGATACCATACGATATATTTGACTACGATTTATATTTGAACAATGTTCCACAACTAATTTTGGGAAAAACTGTAGTTCAACAGAATTTTAATTTTGTGCATGCAGACATAAATTACTCTAATTTGTGCACAAATTATCAGGAAGTAAAAACAATAATAGATACCCATGTGCTTGGGTTGACTTGATTAAGGAAACAACTTGTTAAAAGAGTACGGACTTGATGTCCAAAAATTATTTTTAGAAATGATGTTAGAGGATGCGGCCAGTTATGTTCGCGTACAAAATATCTACAACCCAGAAAACTTTGATAAAAGTTTGCGCAAAGCCGCAGAGTTTATTAAAGAACACAGCAACACATACAAGACATTACCTGACCGATCACAAATTGCAGCCGCATGCAATGTAACGTTGGCACATGTGCCCGACTTGAACGAGGGGCATTTTGAATGGTTCATGGCAGAATTTGAATCATTTACCAAACGACAAGAGTTAGAACGTGCGATTCTCAAGGCAGCAGACATGCTTGAGAAAGGAGACTTTGATCCTGTTGAGAAACTAATCAAAGACGCAGTGCAAATTTCGCTTACCAAGGACATGGGTACAGATTATTTTGCTGACCCCAAGGCCCGTATTGAAAAGTATTTCAACTCAGGCGGCCAAGTTAGCACAGGTTGGCCACAACTAGACAGATTGTTGTACGGTGGCTTTAGTCGAGGCGAGTTGAATATTTTTGCAGGTGGCTCTGGATCAGGCAAGTCACTTGTGATGATGAACATTGCGCTGAACTGGTTGCAACAAGGACTCAGCGGTGTGTACATCACGCTGGAACTGTCAGAAGAGTTAACTTCTCTGAGAACTGACGCTATGTTGACCAGTATGAGCACCAAAGACATTCGCAAAGACATTGATACCACCGAACTCAAGGTTAAAATGGTGGGGAAGAAGTCGGGGCAGTATCGAGTAAAAGGTTTGCCAGCACAAAGCAACATCAATGATGTGCGCAGTTACTTGAAAGAAGTACAAGTGCAAACTGGTATCAAAGTGGACTTTGTGATGGTTGACTATCTTGATTTGTTGATGCCAGTGAGTGCAAAGGTCAGTCCCAACGACTTGTTTGTCAAGGACAAATATGTAAGTGAGGAATTACGAAACTTGGCCAAGGAACTTGGCATATTGCTGGTCACAGCAAGTCAGTTGAATCGTAGTGCGGTGGAAGAAATTGAGTTTGATCACTCACACATTTCAGGCGGCATTTCAAAGATTAACACAGCAGATAATGTGTTTGGCATCTTTACGTCACGTGCCATGAAAGAACGTGGCAAGTATCAGATTCAGTGTATGAAGAGTCGTAGTTCAACAGGTGTAGGACAAAAAATTGATTTGGAATACAACATTGAAACCATGCGCATTACAGACGAAGGCGGCGACCAAGAAAACAGTGGCGGATTTTTTAATAAACCCAGCATATACGAGTCTATCAAGGCCAAGAGTCAAGCCAAGGCCGCCGATGAAGTTGAAGGCAATGCTAGTAGTAAATCAACCTGGGAAAAGGCAACAGGCACACCGGCCTGGGAACAAGCACCCAAAGTTGCAGCCGAAGTGCAGAGCAGCAAGCTCAAACAATTGCTGGGACAAATCAAACAATCATAATTTAAACAATTCCTAATATTAAATATTATCCCATAAATAAAAAAAAGGTTTTGGTTATTATGCAAAAGAAAACTCGCAGCATTCTAGAAGAACTAGACGCTATTTACGTTGAACGCAATGCAAATCGAGATCGCCAATACATCATTGAAAGTCGTGCGAGTAATGTTATTGCCTCGGCCATACGATTAATTGAACAGATTGAGGAATCTTACTCGGAAGATCAAGCCGAGAATCTAGTTCGAAAGTTGTTGAATGCTATCCGGGATCGTGATTCAACAAAATTTACCCGCAGTGTTAGGAAAAGTGATGCTAGCTGAAGGCGGAAATGTATTTAAAGACGCAAGCGGTCAGCCACTGACACAGCGCATCAACAAAGCCGATGTACCGGGCACAGTCAACTGGTTGGAAAAAATAAGCGGTCTTGATTTTTCCAGTGCAATTGATCAAGAAACACAGATGCCAGTCAAGTGGTTGGGCAGTACTGGAAAAGCACCCACATCAGGCGACATGGATCTTGCTGTAGACAGCAACGAAATCTCTAAAGATGAAGTATTTGCAAGACTAAACAAATGGGTCACAAGCATGGGTCAAGATCCCAAGCTTTGGATCAAAAAAGGTGGCGAGGTTCATTTGAGAACTCCCATCAATGGAGACCCCAAGCAAGGGTATGTTCAAACAGATTTTATGTTTTTCCCCAACGTAGACTGGGGAGTGTTCTACTATGGTGGCGGCACAAATTCAGTCTACAAGGGCATGACTCGAAACGTGTTGTTGAGTAGCCTAGCCAAGCACAGCGGACTCAAGGTTGGCGCTAATGGAGTGATTGATCGACAAACAAATCAAGTGGTGTCGCTGGATCCTGATCAATTGGCTCGAACCATACTGGGCAACAATGCCACAAAAGATAATCTTAAAAATGTTGAGAGTATCTACGCCACTCTAGACAAGGATCCAAATCGAGATGCCAAGTTAACAGACTTCCGCGAATATCTTGCTCGTGAGGGATTGAAAGAACCCGGACAGGTACAAGAGAGTGAAGGCGGTTTCATGGCACGTCTGCGTGACAGAATTATCAATCAAGGATACCACATTATCATTGAAGATGAAGCACCTGTCAAGAAAAAAGACCCTAGAATACCACACCCCGAAGATGCGTTTTTTCTAGGCGGCAGTACTGCGGCCAGCAAAGCCATACAAGACCTTCAAGGGGCAATTGCCAATGCCAGCAAAACTACCATCAAGTGGGACGGTAAACCTGCCTTGATCTGGGGACGATTGCCCAATGGCCGCTTGGCTGTAATGGACAAGTACATGTTTGATGCCAAGTATCCGGCACAGAGTCCCGAGGACTGGGTCAAGTATGATCAACAGAAAAAATCTGGCAACTTAAGAACAGACCTGTATCCCAAACTCAAAGCAATATGGCCAGGCCTGGATGCAGCCACAGTGGGTCCAGGATTCTACTGGGGCGATCTAATGTGGGCCGGCGAGTTGAAACCACAAGGTGGCAACTACACATTCAAACCCAATCTTGTGCAATACACAGTGCCCGCTAATAGCGAACTTGGGCAGACTATCCCCGGCAAAACTGGGGGCATAGTTGTACACCAACAGTTTGCCAATCTCGGCGATCAAACAGCGCAAGTTTGGGACGGCAAGGGTCTGCAAAATGTGCAAGGTGGCGTTGATATTATCAAGCCCAATGTTGGTATCACATTCAAATTAACTGCACCACCTGGATTGATCAACTCGGCCAAGCAAGCAGTCAGCACCTATGGCACAGCAGTGGACAACTTGTTGAATTCTCTTCCAGCCAGCACACGAGCTCAAATGCAAACATACTTTAATCAGCGCATCATTGGGGGCACAACTCTCAGCATGCCCAACTGGTTAAAAACAAAATCCAGTGCTAAACAATACAGCGACCTGGTTACAGGTAACCCAGATGCAAGTGGGCAATACAATGCCAAAACTAATAATGTTCCAGGCAAGTTATACACACTAGATGCAGCAAATAAACCGGTACCAAGTCAAGCCCATGTAGGGTTGTTGGCTATATGGAATGCAATTTATAATTTAAAATTGAATCTAGCCCAGCAACTGGAACAACAAGTGCAAGGACTTGGCCAAAGCACAGCTGGTGCTGCCGAGGGTGAGGGCTTTGTTGTGCCAACAAAAACTGGATTGGTAAAGTTAGTAAATCGTGGCGTATTTTCAGCAGGAAACGCCGCACAAAACAACCCCAAGTAAGTGTTTTTTGATATCTGGTATAAATAAGTGTAGGGCTAAGGCCCATTAACAATTAGGAGATTCAAAATGGCATATTTTCCACCTTTCAATGGTGATGCGCAACCAGTATTTGCGCTAGACATCAACAACGGTCCTCAGACCGGTAACATCGGCGCTACTGATGCACTAGTGCAGATGGCTGGTCCTAAACTAGACTTTTTCAAAATTCTAGTCAAAGACGGTTCTGCTGGCGCAATTGATTTGCGTGACCAACTTGGTACCTATTCGGGCGGCGTGTTCACTCCGGGTGTTGTGGTTCAAATCAACCAAGACATTCAGAAGACAGCTACTATTGCTATGTACCAGGTCGAAGGCGACAACACAGGTCAAATCTCTGTTGGCGTGTACCCAAGCGGTGCTTGGACTGCGGCCACATTGCAAACCAGCCTGCAGGCATTGGGCAACGTGCAGATCACTTCTAGCGATGGCACAGTTACTGGTGTTAACGTGTCCGGCACATTGGTCACAAACCCAGGCTTCAAACTAGCCTAATCAATTCTAAATTGATAAAAAACCCTGGATTAATTCCAGGGTTTTTCTTGGCCGTTAAATACAGGCCATGGCCCATCAAATAAAATGCAAAACACTTTTTGACATCACCGCAACCGGGGTGAGAAGTCACTACAAAAGTTCACGCATACCCTTTGTTGATGATAGCGGAACCACCATCAGCAATATCGATGACTGGCATCATGCTAGAAATCAACAACGAAATTGGGAAACATTAAACCAATTGATCTCGTTGCGAGTGTTACCAGATGACATAACAAATCCGGTGATTGTCACGCACGATACCACACAATACTGGCAATTTGATTTTGTTATTGAATCAATTGAAACCATTACATTAGCAGACAATCCAGTGGGCGCACTGATTCAAGACTGCCGTGATGTTCCTATGATTCTGGATCTAACAGAATCTAGTCAAATTGTCTCTACTCTAGTACCCGACGGTGTCAATCCGAATATATGGTTCTGGTGTAATCCCGCTAAATAAAAAAAAGGATTTGTATGTCTGATGCTACAGAAATAGAGAAGAAAAACCTTGAAGCCCATGTTGAGCTCTGTGCCGAGAGGTATCGGTTTATTGAAGAAAAACTAGAGTCTCTTGAAGGAAAAATTTCAAGTTTGGTAGCGTCTATATCGTCAGTACAACATACAGTTGAAGCAATGGCATCTAAAAACAATGATCGTGTTGTTACCTGGGGAGTTGGTATCATTGGCATTTTGGTTGCAGCATGTTCATATCTGTTGACCCAGTACGTGTTTAAATAATCACACCAATGATCACTCAGACAACATTCAACCGCCTAGAACAGCTTTTGTCTGCCGACTATGAGTTGGCCAAGAACAACATGATTATCAACACTGGTCAAGGATACGAAGTCTTTGATCGATATACTATTATTAAAAATATCGACACAGTTGAAGTTAAAAAACGTCACGGTGAGACACTGTGTTTTAACAATATCAGAACAGCCCTGAGCTGGTGCATTGCAGACAAATATAGACAACATCGTCTAGCAGATGAAATCACTCTGCTAGACACTAAACGCCGCCGTCTCAGAGACGATGTGAGTTTTTCTTCCCAGTTAACAAAAACGTTTCGTAATCCAGAAATACGCGAAACTGCACTAACCAAATTAGAAGCTAAAAAAGGGCTTTTAAAGACAGTTGAAATCGGACTAGACAAATGTGCCGATTTGGCTAAATATTGGCAAATAAGAGGATTTAACGATGAAATTGAACGAACTAGGCGCCCTGCGTCAAACAAAGACAATCGCCAAAGTATTCGAAACACACCTAGGTAAACGCCTGGCGGTCGAATCTATGAACCCTATGCAGGCACAACACATGTTGCGCCGTGTAC